CAGCTGATACTTTGTACGGTTGCGCTGAGCTGCGTAACTACGGTGGCGTTGCCCTCGTGGTTCCTGTCTAAGTAGACTAACTAGGTTCCCATGCTCATTAGTAGCCACAAGCTACGGAAAGGTGTGGGAGCCTTTTTAATGTATTAAGTATAGTACATCAGAAAGGTTAACAGCAATGAAATTCAAATGTATTCAATCAGGTAACACAGTAGAGTTCTTCCAAGAGCATGAGATTCTGGAGATGAAGAAACATAGTGGTTACACTGAAGTTATTGAAGTAGTTGAAGCTCCTAAAACAACATCTAAGAAAACAGTAGTAAAGCAAGATGAAACCAGTATCGACGGGTAATGTTCTTACTGCAGCAACGCAGACTACTCTTTTCACAGTACCTACTGGTTACTATGCTAGATGGCCTCTTTGTTACGTTGTAAACCATTCAGGTAATAATAAATACATTGATGTTGTGTGGTATGACTCAAGCACAGCAACTGAGATTTTCGTATTAGATAACTATGTGTTAAGTACTACTCAGTTTATTAAATTTAACGATGGTGCTTATATTGTTCTTGAAGAGGGCGATCAAGTTCGTGCTACGTCTGAGACTGGCTCCACAATGAACATTATCAATACGTTTGAGTTATACAGAAAAGGCGAATAAGTATGGCAGTCTCAACAACACGTAATAGAGTCATTGAAGGCGATGACATTGACGCACAAATTGCTGCTTTGCCTGAATTAACATATTTAACTCGTACTAATCCAGATAACCCAGCTATCTGGGAAACATACAATCCTTTTACAGGTGAGATTGTAAATACAGGTACTTTTGCTGGTGGTGGTGATCGTGGTTTATTGGCTGCTGCAGCCCCTGTCATTGGATTGGCAGCTTCTACTATAGGTTTACCCGGTATTACAGGTCTTTTAGGAGGCTTAACAGGTGCTACAGGATCAACTTTAGCAGGCCTTACAGGTGCTACTATTTCAGGAGGTACAAGTGCCATTGCGGGCGGTAGTACACAAGATATTATTAATGCTGCTTTACTGGGTGGTGCAGGTGCTTATGGTGGTTCAGCATTAAATAACTATCTAAGTACAGGTTCCATAGCAGATCCCGGCATTACAGAACGTCAGTTTGCCATTGCAGATGCTACACAGTTAGCTAGTCAAGGTTTATCTACAACTCAGATTGCTGATACTTTAACTGCTGGTGGTTACAATGAAGCTATTGTAGATCGTGCCATAGCTTCAATTACTACACCAACAACTCCAATAGCATCAACACCTACTGCTGTTTCTGTCCCTACAGCAACAACACCAGATAACTTAGTTGTTACAGGTTCTACAACTCAGCCTCCTAGCAATACAGGAGGGGTGTTAAGTAATTTAGCATCAACACAAACTACCTTACCTACTGTTTCAATCACAGGAAACACAGGTTTAATGTCTGGTGATAATACAAACACAGCTCTTGTAAATGCTCTTTCAGGAGTATCGACAGCTGTTTCTCCTGTTACCGCACAAACAACAACAACACCAACATCACAAACTGACGATAAAACAACTTCAACAATTCCCACAGTTACAGTTACAACACCTAGTTTAGCCCCTCCTGTAATATTACCTCCAGTTATCCCTACGGTAACTCCTCCTCCAGTAGTCACTACTCCAACAGTCCCAACAGTCCCAACAGTTACAGTTACAGCCCCTAAAGAACCTCCTCCTGTAATATTACCTCCAGTTATTCCTACGGTAACTCCTACACCTATCACGCCTACTACACCACCTACTACGCCTGATAAGAAAACTAATGAGTTAGGCTTAACTGATGAACAGATAATTAATATTTTAAAAGCTAGTTTAGGTTTGTTTGGTACATCTTCCTTGATTAACAAAGGCACTCCAACACCGGTTGTAGGTGCACTGCCTACACAGACACCTCCAATGTACACAGATGATTACTTCACCAAAGTACAGCAAAACTATAACAGACTTCTTCCCGCAGTCCCTCGTGATGTCGCCTCGCCATTACGTGACTGGTACACTTCACAATACGGAGCTTAAATGGCAAGCACAATCATTACAAAGAATAGCAGTACAGCCTCAGCAATCCCAGCTGTAGGTGACTTAACTAAGGGTGAGTTAGCTGTTAACGTTACCGATAAGAAAGTCTATACCAAGGATAACAGTGCAGCTATTGTTAAAATTGTAGGCTCCTTAGGTAATCAAGAAGCTAACGCTGTAGCCATCACAGGTGGTTCTATCACTGGTATTACAGACTTAGCCATTGCTGATGGTGGTACTGGTGCTTCTACTGCGTCTGATGCTAGAACTAATTTAGGATTAGGTACTATTGCCACACAAGCAGCCTCTAGCGTAACAATTACAGGTGGTTCTGTAACAGGTATCACAGACATCACCGTAGCAGATGGTGGTACTGGAGCTTCAACGGCTGCTAATGCTCGTAGTAACTTAGGTGCTGCAGCCAGTGGTGCTAACAGTGATATTACCTCTTTATCAGGTCTCACCACAGCTTTGTCAGTAGCACAAGGTGGTACAGGTATCACTTCATTGGGTACTGGCGTAGCTACTTTCTTAGGTACACCTTCATCTGCTAACTTGGCTTCTGCCGTAACAGATGAAACAGGATCAGGTGCTTTGGTGTTCGCCAATAGCCCAACATTGGTCACTCCTGCCCTTGGCACTCCATCTGCCTTGGTAGGCACAAACATCACAGGTACTGCCTCTGGCTTAACTGCGGGTAACGTCACTACTAATGCTAACTTAACAGGTGCAGTCACTTCTGTTGGCAACGCATCATCTTTGGGTTCGTTCACTTCATCTCAATTAGCGGGTGCTTTGACAGACGAAACAGGTACTGGATCAGCAGTATTTGCTACTTCTCCTACCCTAGTAACTCCTATCCTTGGAACACCTACTAGCGCAACCTTAACAAACGCTACAGGTCTTCCTATCGCTACAGGTGTATCAGGTCTAGGAACAGGTGTAGCAACCTTTCTAGCGACTCCTAGTTCAGCTAATCTGCGTTCTGCCTTAACTGATGAGACAGGAACAGGCTCTGCTGTCTTTGCGACTTCTCCGACTTTGGTGACTCCAGTATTAGGAACACCTACAAGTGCAACATTGACTAATGCAACTGGTTTGCCTTTGACAACTGGAGTGACAGGAACACTACCTACTGCCAATGGCGGTACAAACCTAACATCATTCACATCAGGCGGTGTGGTTTACGCATCTAGTACAAGTGCATTGGCTACAGCCGCTTCTCTTACTTACAACGGAACTTATGGGTTAACTACTAATGGAGTAACACAAGCATACAACACACTTCTATACACAGTAGATGGAACATTATCTAATTACAGCGCAACAAACAATGTTTATCTAAATGGTAATGTTGCAGGTGGATTAAGTCTACGAGGCTCAGGCAATGGCGCACAGTCAATTGGCATGGATGGTGCGGCATCAGGTGTAATAAGTTTTACCACTAATAGCTCAGAAGCCATGCGCCTCACCTCAACAGGGTTGGGTATTGGTACAAGTTCGCCTACTACAAAGTTGGATGTAAAACAAAGTGGTGCTAATTGGTACGATGGTGTTGAGATTGTTCGTTCGACAACTGATAACCAACGCCTTGTTCTTGGCAATACATCTGGCGCAAGTTGGATTGGAAGTGTTGATGCAGCAGGTGGTTCAAATAACGTAATGATATTTGGCCGTTCTACCAACGGAACTACTTTTACTGAATCCGCAAGGTTTGATACGTCAGGCAATCTAGGTATAGGCACTTCGTCACCAGCAACAAAGCTAGAGCTTTATGATACATCCCCTGTTTTACGATTCAGTGGTGATGGCTCAAATGCCTCTAATACGTTAATTGGTGGTACTGAGTTTTTTAATAGGGACGCTTCTGTTGCGGGGCCAAATGTTGCCGCATCTATTAAAGCCTTGTCGTTCCAATCTGTTGGGGCAGGTGCATACCTTACGTTTGCAACATCGGATGGAAATGAAGGCGAAGGCGTAGCCGCAACTGAAAAGATGCGTCTTGACCAAGTTGGCAATCTAGGCTTGGGAGTTACTCCGAGTGCTTGGAGAACCAGCGAATACAAAGCAGTTCAAGTTGGTATTGGAGCATCGTTTTATGGCCGTGTTACAGCGGGTGATGAGGATAAAGCGGGTTTTTCGGCAAATGCTTTCTACGACCAAACGGACAACCGCTGGGAATACATTGCTACAGACTCAGCATCCAGATACGACCAGCTTGGTGGTGGTCATTTCTGGTTCACAGCCGCATCAGGCACAGCAGGAAATGCTATCACCTTTACTCAGGCGCTTACATTGGATGCCTCTGGGAATTTGTCGCTCGGCACTACGAGTGTCTATAACTCATCAAGGATGAGTATTCTTGCGGCTGGTGGTTCTGGCGGTATTGTTCTTTCTGTACAGAATAACAACGATACATATTATCCAGCTAACTTTAGAAATTCGTCTGGCACTTCTGTCGGTAATATTTCTTGTACTGTTTCTGCAACTGCTTACAACACTTCATCTGACTATCGCTTAAAAAACATCACAGGCCCAATCACAACTTCTGGTGCTTACATTGATTCTTTGAATCCTGTTGAAGGCACTTGGAAGGCAGATGGTTCAACATTTGTTGGCTTGATTGCTCACGAAGTTCAAGAAGCATCACGCACACAAGTAGCTACAGGCACTAAAGATGGTGCTGAAATGCAAGCAATGGACTATTCAAGTGCTGAATTGATTGCCAATCTGATTGCAGAAGTAAAATCGTTGCGTCAGCGTGTTGCCACATTGGAGGCTCAATGAATCAAGCATTAGTAGCAGAATACTTTGACCACAAGGATGGTCATTTGTACTGGAAGAAAGTCATGCACACTAACAAGCAATATCTTGTTGGTCAGGAAGTAGGCTCAATCCATCCTACTGGCTATCGTCATGTCACATGGATGGGTAAGCCACACAAGGTTCACCGCTTGATTTTCTTGCTTGAGCATGGCTACTTGCCAAAAGAGATTGACCATATCAATGGTGACAGACAAGACAATCGCATTGAAAACTTGCGTGAAGCCACTAGAAGCGAAAACCAATACAACAAAGGTATGTGCAAGAACAACACATCAGGATTTCGTGGTGTAAGTTGGCACAACCACAGTAAGGCATGGCTTGTCAGGTTATGCGTCAATGGTAAATCCAAGATTATTGGTTACTTCAAAGACCTAGAACTTGCGGGTTTGGTTGCTGACGAAGCAAGAGCATTACATCATGGCAAATTTGCCAAACAATTCTGAAAGGTAAATTATGACTATCTCTACAAACTGGGTTGTTACCCAAACTGATTACGAAACCTCAAACGGGTTCATTATTACGGGTCACTGGACTGCAACTGCAGTTGATGGAGACTACACAGCTTCCATCTATTCCACAGCATCTTGGCAAGCAGGAACACCAACAATCCCTTATGCCTCAGTTACTGAAGCTGAAGTATTGAATTGGGTCTGGGAATCGGTTGATAAACAAGCCACAGAAGATGCTCTTGCAGCTAATATTGCTTTGCAGAAGAATCCTGTAACGGCTACTGGCACACCTTGGACATCTGCTGAGTAATCAACATGGTAGACAAGCCAGTCACTCACGAACACATCTATGAGCGTTTACTGGCTGTAGAGGCTAAGGTAGACAACATAGAGAAGAATACACAAGATGTAATCAAAGCCTTTAACGCTGCCTCAGGTGCTTTCCTAGTACTTGAGTGGATCGCTAAAGCTGTGAAGCCTATCATTATTATAGGTGCTTTCTTCGGGGCTATTTGGTTAGCTATTGATAACAGATTTAATGGAGTAAAGTAATTATGGCATTGGCAACTCTTTTAAGTGGCGTATCTGCCACAGGTGCTTCACTTGGAATTCGTACAGACGGTGCAGTACCAGCTCATGTACAAGTTTCAGGTATTACTATTGGTACAGTGGCTGTTCAAGGCTCTGTAGACGGTACAACATGGGCTACAGTGGCTACAGCTTTGACAGCTGACGGTATTGTGACGCTTTCATCTCCCACACCTTATATACGAGCTAATGTAACAGCTTTTACATCAGGCACTATTACAGTTAAAATCTTTTATTGATAGAGGGAATAATATCATGAATATGCCTATGCGTGGTCAACGTACTGCTAAGAATAAGATGAAGAAGGTTATGGGTGAGTACAAAGAAGGTACTCTCCACAGTGGTAAGGGCGGCCCTGTGGTGAAATCCAGAACTCAAGCAGTTGCTATTGCCATGAGTGAAGCTGATAGAGCTAAGAGAAAAACTGGTAAAAATAAGAAGTAAAGGACATATAAATGGCTACGTATTTAGACGTTGTGAACAATGTGCTCAGACGCTTGCGTGAGCCTACTGTTACTGCTGTAAATGATACTGATTATTCTAGGCTTGTAGGTATCTGGATTAATGACTCTAAGCGTGAGATTGAAGATTCCCATGACTGGAATGCTTTAAGCAATACCATTGTAGTTACCACAGTAGCTAATACTCGTAACTATACTCTCACAGGTTCAGGTCAAAGATTCACCACCAGTGATGTACTTAACGACACTGATGACTTCTCAATGCGACCAGTTAATCGTGACTGGCTTAACCGTATGTACTACTTAGGTACATCAACACCAGCATCACCAACATACTATGCTTATAATGGTGTAGACAGTAATGGTGATACTAAGGTAGATTTATACCCTAATCCTGATGGTGTATATTCATTGAGGTTTGAGTTAGTTATCCCTACAGTGGATCTAGTGAATGACTCAGATACTCTCTTGATACCCTCTCACTTGCCTCCTCTGTTGGCATACTCTAAAGCTATTGCTGAGCGAGGTGAAGACTCAGGTGTAACATCATCTGAAGCTTACCTGATGTACAGATTAGCTTTAGCAGATGCTATTGCCTTGGAGAGAAATCGTTATGAAGACTCAGTAGTTTGGAGTGCTGTGTAAATGGCTGAACAACTGCTAACAACAACAGTTCAAGCTCCCGGCTTCATGGGATTGAACTTGCAAGACTCATCTGTCAATCTAGACAATGGGTTTGCAACTGTTGCTCAGAACTGTGTCATTGACAGGTTCGGACGTATTGGTGCTAGGAAGGGATGGTCAGCAGCTCACTCTTCCTTAGCAGCTTTAACAGGTTACTATGTAAAAGCTATTGGTGAGTTAATTGATAATGCTGGTAACTCTTACATTGTAGCTACAGGTAACAATAAACTATTTAAGTTAGTAGGTACAACACTATCTGAGTTAACCTACGGAGGTGGTGGTACAGCTCCTACCCTTACAGCTGACCACTGGCAGATGGCTCCGTTGAATGGATGCTTATACCTGTACCAAGCTGGACATGATCCTCTGGTGTTTGACCCTGCAACTAGCTCAACTACTTATAAGCGTATCTCTGAGAAGACTGGCTATGTAGCTACAGTATCTAGTAATAACTGTGTTATCAGTGCCTATGGTCGTACATGGAGTGCTAATAACAGTACCAATAAGAGTATTGTACAGTTCTCAGACCTCTTAGCAGGTCATGTATTAAGTACAGGTACAGCTGGTACATTAGATGTATCTCAGGTGTGGCCTGCAGGAGCTGATGAGATTACAGCACTGGCTGCACATAATGGCTTCTTAATTATCTTTGGTCGTAGACAGATTCTTATATATTCTAACGCTACAGACCCTAATAACCTTACACTATCTGATTCTATAACAGGTATTGGATGCTTTGCTAGAGACTCAGTAGTTAAGACTGGTAGTGATATTGTCTTCCTAACAGACACGGGTGTACGTTCATTGATGCGTACCATTCAAGAGAAGTCAGCTCCAATGAGGGAGTTAAGCTTGAATGTTAAGGATGCTTTGGTAGAGGATTTAAATTCTGAGACTGCAGTTAATATCAAGGCTGTATATTCAGACAAGGATGCCTTTTACTTATTGTCTCTACCTACAGTCAATACTGTCTATTGCTTTGATATGCGAGGACAGCTTCAGAATGGTGCAGCTAAGACTACAACGTGGAATAACATTACTCCTAGAGCTTTCTTCTACACTCGCAATAAAGATTTATTGTTAGGACAAGATGGTTTTATTGCAAAATATAATACAAACCTTGACAGTGCTGAGACTTATAGAGTACAATACTATACTAACTACTTTGACTTTGGTAGCCCTACATCTTTGAAGATGTTAAAGAAGATTAACTTAACATTCATTGGTGGTAACTCAGCTACAGTGTTTATTAAGTATGGGTTTGATTTCAGTGCTGCATATCAGTCTAGAACCATTGCATTAGGTAGTACATCAATAGCTGAGTATGGTATTGCTGAGTATAACATCGGTGAATACACAGCTGGTATTGTGTTTGATAATCAACAGATTCAAGCAAGTGGTTCAGGTAATGTCTTACAGATTGGCATGGAATTAGATGTTAATGGTTTTGAGATTTCATTACAAAAGCTTGACTGCTATGTCAAAGCTGGACGTATAAGATAACTAGGAGATTAATGTGAGTAATTACACCAAGAGTACAGATTTTGCAATCAAAGACTCATTGTCTACAGGAAACCCAAGTAAGCTTGTAAAGGGTACTGAGATTGATACTGAGTTTTCAGCTATTCAATCAGCAGTTAACTCTAAAGCTGATAAGGCTAACCCAACATTTACTGGAACTATTACAGCTGTTAACGTAACAGTTTCAGGAACTTTTACAGCAACCGTGGATGGAGGCATATACTAATATGGCTATTGATTGGACAAATTTACTTGGGACTATAGGTTCCAGTGCCGTAGGTGCTTTAGGCACTAACTACGCAGCTAACCAAGCCGCTTCTGATGCTACTCAGTCAGCTCAAACAGCTGCTCAGATGGCACAGTTCCGTCCTGTAGGTATCACTACTAGGTTTGGTAAGTCAGGCTTTCAGTATGACCCTACTTCAGGTCAACTCACGGGTGCTGGCTACCAAGTAGCTCCAGATGTAGCTGCAGCTCGTGAAGGCTTGATGGGATTAGCTGGTACTGGCTTAGGTCAAGCTCAGCAGATTCAAGCATTCCAGCCACAGGTTAACACTGCAGCTCAAGGCTTGTTTAACTTAGGTCAAGGCTACATAGCTCAGACACCTGAGGCACAAGCTCAGCAGTACATAACTCAGCAGCAACAACTGTTAGCTCCCGGTCGTGAACAAGCATTGGCTAACCTGACTAACCAACAGCAACAGCAAGGTCGTTTAGGTCTAGCCACTGGTGGAACTATGGCAGGCTACACTGCAGGTGCTCCCGGATTACAAGCTACTAATCCTCAGATGGCTGCATACTACAATGCTCAAGCTCAGCAGGATGCTCAGTTGGCTGCTCAGGCTCAAATGGCTGGACAGCAACAAGCTACATTTGGTCAGGGATTGATGACTGGCGGTATAAACTTGGCAGGTCAAGGCTTTGGCTTACAAAGTCAAGCTCTTGCTCCATACACTCAATATGCTCAACAAGCTATTAACTTAGAGAACCAAGGCTTGAATGCTTTGACTCAAGGTGCTTCATTGGGTTCATTAGGTGCTCAACAAGCAGCAGAAGCAGCTAGACAATACGCAGCAGGACAGTCAACTGCTAACCAAGCTCAACGTGCAGCTTTGCAGGGCACTGTAGCTGGCTTAACAGATCCTATCAGTCAGTTGATTAGAGGATTGTCTGCAACACCTCAAACAGCTATGTCATCTTTACCAACTACTTTTGGTACTGGCTCATACTATGGTAGTCAAGACTTAGGTCAGTATCTCTAAGGAATAAATAATGGCAACACAATCAATTCAAGGTTTGTTTGGAGGCATGGCTTCTCCAGAGGAAATGCAGCGTCAGATGCTAGAACAGAGGGCTGCAAAGTTTGCTGAGATGGGTCAAAACCAACAACTTAGCTCAATGGCCTACAAGGGTGGTGCTAATTTAGGACAAGGCTTAGCAAGTGCTTTTGGTGTGGACATTCAAGACCCCACTATCAAGAAAGCTACAATGCTTCGTCAACTTGCAAGTCAATACAACACTAATACAGCTCAAGGTCTTCGTGACATGGCTGCTGCTTTGCAAGCTACAGACCCTGAGTCAGCTTTTCAGTTAATTCAACGTGCTATGACTATGGATGAAGCAGCTCAAAAGTCACGTAAAGAAGAAGCTGAAATAAAAGTTAAACAAGCAGATGTTACATTAAAAGGTGCTCAAACAACTAAGGCTGGACAGGAAGTTCAAAAAATAGTTGATGAACAAGCAGCTAAAGGTTCTCGTGTTCAAATGTTGAAGGATGCTGGTTTAGGTGATTCTGAAGCTATGGGTATTGCTTCTAATGATTCAGCTTTTGCTAAATACATAGAAACCAAGAAAGTACCAATACCTTCTGAGTATGCCGTACAAGCACAGAAGCTAGGATACACAGCTAAGCCTTATCTGAGTGATTACACACCAGATCAAATCAAACAGATGGAGAAGGGTGTCTTTGCCTATAAAGCTGGTATTGCTCAAGCAGGTGCTACAGTTAATAAACCTGTTGATGTTGCAGCTATCATTAAAGAGATTGGTACAACACAAGACATTAAGGGTAAGGCAGATATTTGGAAATTAGCAGGAGAAGCTTATAAGACACAAGTACCTATGATTGAAAAGCTTAAAGAAGTTAAAGCTAATCTTCCAGCTACCTTTACAGGTTCTTTCTCTGAGACTGCACTGCAGTTTGGTAAGGCTTTGTCGGCCTTAGGTGTACCTATCGATGAGAATAAGTTGTCTAACACTGAGTACATGAACAGCGTTTCTTCACAGGTTCTTCAGACTATTGCTCGTAACTTCCCCGGTTCATTGGCTGTTAAAGAGATGGATCAGCTGGTTAAGAGTAAGTTTAGCAGCCCACAGCAGATTAAGACTATTGCACGTATCTTAGGTGATCTGCAAACTGAGATTGAAGCTGGTACTAAGAGTTATGAACAACTGGCTAAGCTACCAGAGACTGAGCGTTACTCTAAAGATCTAAACCTGTTGACAGGTCAGAATTATTCTAAACTTAAGCGTTATCGTACCCTTGAGGATAAAGCCATGACAGCTAAGAAGACAGGACAGCCTATATCTAAAGCTGAATTTGATGAGGCTCAGAAACTGCAACAAGAATTAGGGGTTCAATAATATGGATTGGAGCACTGTGCCTGTTGAAGGCGAACAAATGCAAGCAGCTAACAAGTATCTTGCAGAACGTCAGGCAGCTCAGACTGCTGCCAAGTCTGATGAATTAACTTCTAAGTCTGTACTTAGTCCTGAGTACCGTCCTCGTGGTATCTTAGGTGGTCAAGAGATTGGTGGTTTAATCGGAGGAATAGGGGGACTTATTGCAGGTGCTCCTGCTGGGCCTCTAGCTGCTGCTGGTTTAGGAACTTTAGGTGCTGGTGCTGGTGGAGCTGTGGGAGAAGCTGTTGAACAGTTTGTACGTGGTGAACCTATGTCAGGTAATCGCCTAGCTCAAGCTGGCTTTGAAGAGGCTGCTTGGGACGCTGCTGGTAACTTGGTGCTCAAAGGAGCTGCTAAGACTATCCGCTTTGGAGCTGATAAGTTAGGCTTTACTAAGAAAGACATTCCAGACGCTAATCAAGCAGCTAATGATTTCCTTACTAAGTATGGTTCTTCATTACCGTTAGCTTCACGTACAGGTAGTAACATAGACGATGCCATTGAAGGTTTTGTTTATACTCCAGCTACCTTTGACATCTTTAAGAAGAAGCAACAAGAGATCTCTGATGCCTTACAAGCAGGTCAAAAGGATGTCTTATCTAGTTTTTCCAAGACTCCTGAGTTTGAACAAGCACTTCGTAGTGGTTCATCAGCTCAGAAAGCTTCAGGTGAGGTACTACAAAACTTTATTAAGCAGGGTGAACAAAGTCTTAGTGACGCTGTCGACCCTATCTATAAAGGTATCTTTGCATCAGTTCCTAAAACTAACTTGATTGAGACTACTACTGGTGGTGCTCCTCAAGTAACTATGTTTTCTGTAAAGAATTGGGCTAATAAAGAACTTCAAAGTCCAGCAGCTTTAACAGCAGGTCAGCGATCTATTCTTAATGAAATGAATAGTTTACCTCCATCAGTAGACTTCTTTACTCTTCATAAGATGCGTTCACGTTGGCTTGCTGAGAACCGTGACAAGTATGCTTCTATGGGTTCTGAAAAAGACTCTAAAGCTGTAGACACTATTTCAAGTGTAATTAAAGAGTTTGATGCTGCACTTGATACATCGGCACGTACAACACTACCGCCTGACCTTCTTAAACAATATCGTACTGTAACTAAAACTTATCGTGAAGGTATCCAAGGATTACAGACAGATTCTATTCAAGAAGCTATGTCTAAGAACCCTGAAGAGGTAGGAGCTTTCCTGTTTGCTTCAGGTAAAGAAACACCTATTGCTCAACTTTATAAGTCTGCTGCTGCAGCTGGTAAGTTATCCGATAAGTCTTCTAAGGAAGTATTAGATTCTCTTCGTATTGGTTATCTTGATGCACTTACTCATACACCTGAGAATATGCTTAAGTTTGCTAATCAGGTAGAACAAAACAAAGCAACACAGAATACCTTTAAAGCTTTGTTTGGTGGTACACCTCAGTATAACGCTATCTTGGCTATGAATGAAGCTGCTAAGAAAGGTCTAGTATCTGTTGAAAGACAACCCGGACTTAACCTACGTACAGGTGCTGCTGTAGCTAACATTGGTGCTCCTGTCTTAGCTGTAGGTACTGGTTATGCTTTCTTGTTAAGCCCTGAGCAACAACAGAAGATTAAAGATAACTTTGTTGAAGCAACAATAGCGGGTGGTGGTCTTATCTTTAGTCAACGTAAGCTGGCTAAGATCATGGCTGATCCTAAAGGTGCTAAAGCTTTAACTTACTTAGCTCAAGCTAAAGATAAACTTGGAAGTCCTACAGCATTTACTAAGCTGGTTGTAGAGCCTCTGGCTAATTTCTTTGGCCCTTCTAATGAGTCAGGCGATACAGGAATGTTTGGTCAGTCAATGGGTGTAGATTGGTCTTCAATCCCTACTAAGTAACCCCTATGAAGAGGCTAACTCTAGCCCTTCTCATCATCTTTACGAGTTTTATAGCGACAGCTGGCTTCGACCCTAACGCAGATAGATGTGTTAAGTGGACATGGAAGTGGGCTGCTGACTATAAGACTCGTATTGTCGTGTGTCTAGAATGGAAGAAAGCATACAAGAATGATCGTTGATCCTCTAACAGCTCTAGCAGGTATACAGAATGCAATCAGCATGGTCAAGAAGGCTAGTAAAGTAGCCAATGACCTAGGTTCTCTTGCCCCTATGATAGGTAAGATGTTCGATGCTAAAGCAACTGCTACTAAAGCACTGATTGAGACTAAGAAGAGTAAGGGTTCCAACATGGGAACTGCCTTACAGATTGAGATGGCCTTGGAGCAAGCCAGAGCCTTTGAAGAAGAACTTAAGATGCTCTTCATGACTACTGGTAAGGTTGATGTCTGGAATAAGATTAAAGCTCGTCAAGACCAGATGGACATTGATGATGCCAGAGAACTCAGGTCTTTAGAGAGAGCTGAGAAGAAGGCTAAGCAGAAGGAACAAGAGATGAATGAACTAGCCATGATTATAGGTGGTAGCTTCTTTGTTCTCTTCTTAGTGTTTATTGGTATCTATGAGTTAATGGACTTCTGTAACACTACTCAAAGGTGCGGCAGGTAATGAATGAGTATCAGAAGACATTTGATATGTGCCTCAAGATATTTGTGTATGGGTGTGTAGCTCTGTACTTCTTAGGATTCCTTAAGTTTCTCCCTGATGATCTTTCTGACAAGATTGTCTCTTTATTACTATCTAAGATTGGACTTTAATGTTATCTTTATTCTCAACCCTTGGTGGTCTATTAATCTCAGGTCTACCTAAACTATTAGACTTCTTCCAGAACAAGAATGACCAGAAGCATGAGTTAGCTTTAGCGCAGATTCAAGTTGAGATGCAGCTTCAGATGATGGCTCAAGGCTTTGCAGCTCAGGAACGTATGGAAGAGATACGTACAGATCAGATTGCCATGCAGACTGATGCTGAGATGACTGTAGCAGCTTATGACCATGATAAGAAGATTATGGACAAAGCTAGTCGTTGGGTGGTTAACTTTGTAGGCACTGTACGTCCAATGGTGACTTATATCTTTGTCTTGGAACTCTGTGCCATCAATGCTTGGATTGCCTATTATGTATACTTAAATCCTCACTTAGTGCTAAACATGGGTGACTTAATATCTTTATCAGACATTATCTTTAGTTCCGATGAAATGGCTATGTTAGGTGGTATCATAGGCTTCTGGTTCGGATCACGTAGCTGGGCTAAGAAATGAAGTTAAGCAATACTGGAGCTAATTTGATGCACCAGTATGAAGGATGCAGGAATAAACCTTACCTGTGTCCTGCTCATATCTGGACTATTGGTTACGGTCATGTCCTTTATCAGGAACAGATACGCTTACCAATGGTAGCTAAGGAGGGACAATCTACGATGATTCGTAAGGAGTTCCCATTGAAACAGGAGGATAACCGTGTATGGTCTAAAGAGGAAATCGAAAAACTATTCGCAGATGATGTCAGTCTTTTTGAACGTGGTGTTCTACGACTTGCTCCTACTCTATCTGGTCATCAAGGGGCTTTCGATGCGTGCGTCAGTTTTGCCTTCAATGCCGGATTGGGCAATTTTCAGCGTTCTACTATTCGGATGAAGATCAATAGAGGTGAATGGAAGGATGCTGCTAACGCTTTCATGCAGTGGACTAAGGGAGGCGGTAGAGAGCTACCCGGCTTAGTTAAACGAAGGAAAGCTGAAGTAGTATTATTCCTAACTAGCTTTAAAGACGAAGACACAGAATAAGTATACAAATGTAAAGTTTAAGTTTACAATTACAATAAGAAAGCCCTTAAGAGTTTTATCTCCTAAGGGCTTTTCTGTTGCTAGTCAGCTAACGCTAGTCTAGGATAAATGCTAGGGTTATAAATCCTATGTGTAAGTAGATGACTTGGTTAGCTTCCTCTGACATCTTATCATTCTCATCCATGATATAGAGTTCATCAGCTTCTATGCCAAAGACTAAACCAGTCTTGAACTCAAAGTCAAGTATCATATCTCACAACCGCCAGAAGCAGTGCAAGCCAGTGTCTGAGCACCTTCTACGTTGTCAGTACCTTCAACCAGTTTATCCCAATCAATACCAGCTGGCATAGCAGCAACCATAGCATGATACTCTTCCTCAGTCATAGCCTCATAAGGAGCTTGTCGGTATGTTCCACCATCCATCGGTAAGAAGCTCACACCTGTAATCTCATCAAAGTTATTCCACACCCATGCTCCAACTTCAGGCCACTCAGTCTCAGTCACTGAAATAGTCACTGAAGGCTTATGCTCACAGTAGTGTCGCTGGAACAAGAGCCACAAGCGCAGGTGCTTGATAGCATTCAAGTCTTCACGCAGTACAGCACCCTCTTCAACTCGCATTGGAAAGCTAAAGATAGTTGTGCTATCTGGCTTCATCACACAAGCTTCAGATGGGAACCCTTGAGCTTTCAAGAAGTCAGTTAGTGGGTCTTTGTTATCAGAGCGAACACGACGAATAAAGTACTGACTGTGCTGAGGATGGATGCCACTAGCAGTGCCTGTGAGCTGCGATACAGTTCCTTCAGGCTTAATGGCAGTAATGGCAGCACTACGATTAATACCGATAGCGTCAGCAAACTCAGCGTTAGTAGCAATAGCAACATCTTTAAAGTCCTCTAAGATGGTAGGTAAATAAGCATCATCAGGGTCATTTAGCAAGGCATTGTCCAAGATACCAGTCATAGACACGCCAAGCAAACGCTCATCTTCAGTGTTTGTCTGCCACACCTTACGCAGGTACGGGAAGTTAGTCATTGTCGATTGAAAAGTCCCCAGAATAGTAGCCAAGCGCACCTTATTCCGTAGAGTATCCACACTATCATCGCTCCGCACAATAACAGAAGACAGATTACAAAATTGATAAGGTCTAAGGATAATCTCACTGCAAGGGTTTGTACCCCACTCTTTACCCAATTCCCTACGTCCACTCTTAGCTGCTTGAAGTTCACTTGCATAACGATTAAAGATACCTCGCTCTCCAGAATGTGATTCATAAATGCTTGACCACTCACGCATGAACTTACCTACGTCAGGCTTAACTTCGTAGATGGCACTGTTGTTAGCCAAGGCACGTTGACCATTACCGTCCCACCAGTTACCAGCTTTAGCGTGAGCCATACGGTCATCACTCAAGTCTGACAGTGAAATCATAGCAGATCGTCGTACGCCACCAACAACCACGACCTCTCCGATTTTACATAGAATATCATGTGCTTCAAGTGAGGTGAGCTTCCGTCCAGTCGCTCCACGGAACTTTGCAACCACATACTTGAACAAGTCAACAAGCGGCTCCGGCCCTGATGCTCTTCCACCGAAAGTCTTGAGCCTCGCTCCTGCCGGACGTACACCCGAAACATCCCACTTAGGCACTTCTCCAGCATATAGCAAGGCAAGGACTTGTCGTAAGGCTTTAGCCCATCCCTCTTTGGAGTCCTTAACATTAATGACAGTGCCACTATTGTACAAATCAACTGGAATCTCAGGTAACTTAGATACATACTTTTGCTCCACACTAAAGCCTACACCAGTACCACATAACAGAATATACATAGCCTCATCAAAGGCTTTAGGATCATCAATGGGCAGGTATGAACAGTTATAGCCAGCTACGTTCTGTCGCTCCAAAGCATCGCCAGCTGTCATGATGCTACGCATTGATGGCATCACTTCTAATTGAGTTACAGCCTTCTGAAGTTCATCACGCAAAGGCTGTGTAAGTGTATAGTTATGCTTGTCCTGCAAATGCTTAGACATGAAGTCAAAGTATCGATTCACAGTCTCAGGCCAGTGCTCTCTCCGGCCTTTATCATCCAAGTAGCGAGAGTAGCGGCTCTTGCCAATGTATTCTTGGTATGGTGTCATTAATTTACGCATATTAGTCTAGTTCCTTTATTAAATATTCTTGTTTCTTCTCAATCAAATCATCAAATCTTTCAACAAGGTCATCACTCTGGAGTCCTAGCAGTTCCACGAGTGTGACCTCATCCAAACGCTTGAGAGCCTCTTTCAGTTCTTCAAAGGTTATGTTTAGCACGACGATTAATCTCTCTGTCAATATACCACTTAGCCTTCTTCAGGTCTTCAATGGCATCCTTCTTTAAGTCACATCGCCAGATATACTTAATTGCATTACCTAAGTTAAAGCCCATGTGTTCTGTAACTTGGATACATTCAATACCTGATGGATGTTCTGTGTAGTGCTTAGGCTTATGAATATTGTCAGTAGCCCATTCACTTTGGTCTGAGTCAACCCATTCTTTTATGGCTTCACTTAATGGTTTAGCTGCTTCTTTAATGTAGATACTGCGATCAACCCATTTGTCAAAGGCATTACAGTCACTACAGGGTTTCATTTTAGCATCTTGTTCACTATAAAAGCAAGTTCTACATAGTCCCATATTTTCTCCCTAGGTATTCTACACTTAAGAACATCTCATCGAAGTGTCCATCATGTACTTCATTCATCATCAGTAATCCCCTCCAGTGTCTGTTACTCAGTTGATCCATATAACTCTCATCGTGTAGATAGTAAGAGCCAACGATGATAGCACAAATAGGCTTCCCATCAGCACGCTTACCATAGGCAATTTGCTTTCCTTGTTGGTGTCCTGCAATACAAGACATGTGAAGCTTGTTAATGATAGCACTAGCAGCACCTGCTGGACGTCCCATTGCACCAACAGGCCAATAATGGTTAAAGCCAACACCATTAATGAACACAGGATGAAGAAACCCATGTACTTCCCAATCTTTTTCATACTCTAAGTCCTTTGTGGAAATTAAGCCTTCTAAAGTTGGGTTGTTATTGACAGCCCTATCGATACGGTTCTCATGGTTGCCTAAGGTCATCACCATACGAGGCTTGTACACCTTGTGCTTACCTGCTTTCTGTGACCTTTGAAGTTCCTTAAGAGGAGCCAGTAACAACTTCATGGCCTCCTTAGCAGCTTCAACGTCCTTCTTGTAGCGCAGACCTTCAAAGTACTTACTCCCCTTGATGTCGTGGCTACTAAGACTTGGCATATCTGCAAAGTCACCTATGTTGACCACTACATCAGGTTTGTAATCGACAATAGCTTTACCAGCCCATGTCAGGTGCTCTAAAGGTACACCTTCTTTAATCTGACAGTCCGGCACGACTAATATTCTCAATGTCATCTCCTTCAACAGTTAGTCTGTCACCTTCACGTATACCAGCTTTGATGGCTTCTAAGATACCGAAGGTAAGTAGTGATTGAGCTTCCTCAGCTGTTAAGTCAAACTGATATGTAGCATCACCATTCTCATGTTCCTTAATCAGATTCACGTTCATTTTCAGCCTCCTTCAAGAACTCTTCAGCATCGTTAACAAACATGAAGTATCTGAGACATATTGCTAGAGCTTCATTGACTTCCTTACAACTGGCAATGTCCTCAGGATGACTACTCCACCCACCATTGAGAGTATTCAAGTAAGTACTCTTCATAGTCTCAACTGTAATAGCGTCTGTAAAATCTTCCCAAGCATTCTTAATCTCAGGAGACTTCATCATTGCTTCAATAAGATTGTTTATCATATTTAGAACCTCTCTTTTCATTTAACCATGACATTGGAATATCTTTATCGGCATACTGAAATCCATGCTTAGTGCACCAATCTCCGTATGTAGTTTGGCTTACCTTTGAGAGCTTAGCTTTAGAGTTACTGAAGACAAATCTAATATCAAGTTCAGGATGTTGTTCCTTCACCATCAAATGTTTCTGTCTGTCAGCAGTTACAAACCTACCCTTGCTCTCAATGATAATACCATTACTAAGTAGTAAGAAGTCAGGAGTGTATGTACGTTTCTTCTCAGGCTGCGTATATGCAATCACTAGCTTCTCATACTCAAAAGGAACTTCTAAGGCTTTCAATCTTTCAGCTATCTTGTCCTCTAAGCCTGACCTGAAACCATGCTTCAAAGCTACTTGTCTAACTGTCAGTGGCTTTTTACGCTTAGGCTTCATGGTTCACCTTAGTCCTGTGATACTGATGGAGGAAAGCTCCAAAGGTATCCACAAACTCTTCATCATGGTTTAGTTTACCCATTGTGAACATAATGGCATGAACTAACTCATGGTAGAAGGTCTGCTCAGTGGTCTGCTTATTCATGTCCATACGGATAGTAATGGTTTGCTTCTCAGGGTCACACTTACCCATGTCATCCATGTGCATTACGTAGTTAACGTACCAGACTGAGCCTGCGAGACTGAAGGAGGTTGCCACATCTGGTTTGGTTCCCTTCTTAGCCATAGGAGCTTTCCATTTTCCAGTACCCTGTCAGTATTGCCGTCATAAGCCTTGATACAAGCTTCATATAATTCCTTTTCAGTTGTACAGTCTTTGAGAATCTTATCAGCCTTTACAGGGCCAATACCTCTGATACCTTCAATGTTATCAACTCTGTCACCTGTCAGTATCTGTTTGTAGAAACTGTACAAGCCTTCAAACTCAGTAACATAATACTCCTCATCCTTTACAGGATTATAGTGCCACCCCGGTAACTGATCTAGATCCTTGTCAACG